CTCAAGTACTCACAAGAGGAAACTCCATCTTTTGAACTTCCTGATGATTGTAAGCAATATGTTGAAAAGTATTATCCAAGAATTTGTGAGGGAGCTCATCCTTTGTGTACTTGGAAGGAAGCTTTAGCGGGTGATTCGGAGAAAGGAATGATGCCAATTAATTTTGGTTCGTCTCCTGGGTATCCAAATAATTTGTCATGTAAGAAAGGAAAAGGAGATTACTTCTTTTTAGTTCCAGGAAATAGTTATGATTACTATCCTGAGTATCTCACACATATTCAGGAACAGGAACAAAAACTTATTCGTGGCGAGCACTTAGAGTTTATCTGGGCAGACTGTGGTAAGATTGAAAAGAGAACCCGAGAGAAAGTTGAAAAAGGAGATGTGCGTTTGTTTGCATTGTGTCCTATTGACTTTTTGATTTTGGTTCGACGCTACACTCTTGGTTATACTGCTTATATGCAAAGCTTATGTACAGAAGCCCCTGTGGCCATAGGAATAAATCCGATGTCCATATCCTGGAGTGTCTTGTATAGAAGACTTAACACGCATACTGGCTCAGTTATAGCTGGCGACTACAAAAATTATGATGGTCATTTGCCAAAGTTTGTTATTCTTTATGTTGTTGATCTTATTAATGCTTGGTACAATGATGGCCCTGAAAATGCCAGAATTAGACATACTCTGTTTGAGAATGTCACAGATGCCAAACACATCTTCAATGATAAAATTTATCAAACCCATAGAGGCCAACCATCAGGCAACCCGTTTACAGGACCAATCAACTCATTATGTAATATGATCAAAATGTATTACGTTTTTGTTCATTGTATGAACATTAATCCTCGTGATTTTGAGTTGGTTGTCTATGGAGACGACAATGTTGCCACTTTAGCCCAAGCTGGTATTAAAACCAGCGATGTGGCGATACACATGTGGGAAAAGTTTCACATGGTGTACACTCACTTTTCCAAAGTTAAAAGTGATTCTAATGATACCTTGTTAGATATTAAATTTCTAGGACGCAAGTTCGTTTATAGGAATACCTTTTGGCATTGTCCATTAGATTTGCAAGTTATTTTGGAATCAGCTTATTATAGAAAGCAAAGTGAGTCGGATGAAGTTTATCTTTGTGCGTTGTCTAGATCCTTATTTGAGGAGTTATCTATTCATCCCAAAGAAGTCTTTGATCTTTGGAGCAACAAATTTATTGACGCTGTTGCAAAAGTTCATCCTGAACTTGTCAAAGCTGTGCGTGAGAATCTTTTCACGTATCATACTTATTATATGGATAGGTATCAGCAAAACTCTTCCATTAAACACCCGGACGTAAAGTTCACAACCCAGTCGCGAGACATAAAATTCGAACGTAGTCTCTTTCCTGAAACACACAATCTAAACCGCCAGTATAATGCGCGATCCGTCAATGACGATCCACCATCTACTGAAACAGTACCATTGGGTACTATTCACGACGTAACAGAAGTATCTGTCGCACAATTCGCCTCTGAGCCAGTTCAAGAAGTATTTGAATCCATTAATATGGAATCATTTACGCTTGACAATGTATTAGATCGAGAGTATGTGATGGGTAACTATGTATGGTCAACGGCTCAAACTATGGGCACAAATTTATGTACTTTGAGATTTCCTTGGGATTTGTTTCAACAACAGTTCATGCTTGGCAAAATTGGAGATTTCAAGTATATGACAGCTGGAATAGAAGTATCTATTCGAGTTAATGCTTCTTCTTTTTTGTATGGCAAAGTTCAAGGATACTATATACCATACAACACAACAAATACACCTGTTACTGCAGGAGTGTTGACAGCATCTGGAATGCCAAGTGTATTGGTTAGTGCTAGTGCTGCTGAAGTGGTTAAAATAACCATTCCTTTTGTACATCAAAATCGTGCAATGGCTATGGATAGTTATTTTCCAGATGAGTTAGGAAATTTTAGTATTCAAGTATACCATCCACTCAAGCATATTTTGTTTGAAACATGTACTGCGAATATTTTGGTTACTGCAAAGTTTGTTGATATGAAACTATTTATGCCCACCGATTTAACACTTCAGAGTAAGCGAATATCGTCTGTTAAAACAGTTTCATTCGATCCTGCGCCAACATCTGTTAGCCGCAAACGAGTGTCAAAGCTTACTCATGGGTCCAATCGTACGTCACAGGACTATGGACATGTTGTAGTAAACGATCCTAATTATGATTTGAATCATGGTATGGGAGTTAGTAATACCCCTAAGTTATCCATGGATCCAAATTGTGCTGTTACTACCGAAGCTAATGTTGCTGGCATTTCTCAAGATGAGATGGAATTTGCGTATATTCTTGGGCGCCCTATGTGTGTTCTCACCACAAATTTTGTTGGTGTAACTACTGTTGGTACAGCAATTATGGAATTAGGACCTAATGATACTACAATTTGTTATTGTGATTACTTGACTCAAATTTTTAAGAAGTGGTCAGGTGGCTATAAGATGAAATTGTATATTTCTGCTTCTGCTCAACACAAAGTAAGAGCTGTAATTTATTTAGCTCAATATGATGCTGATGATTATCAGAAGTGTTATCATGAGATCATAGATATTGAAGGAGATACTGAATTTGCTTGCACTATTCCATATGTTGGAACACCTATGATGCAAGAAGGAAATTGTTCATTCTCAGTTTACATGCGTATAATCTCATGGTCTCAGCCTGATGCTTCTGATTTTGCACCTATATATGTTAGTGTTTACAAAGCTGCTGCGTCAGATTTTAAGTTGGCTATTGAGTTAGAAAAACAGTGGACTTTGCAATCATGTCCTATGGAAGACTTTGCAGATGTTTTTCCACCTCTTCATCCATCCATGAAAGGTTTTGACTCAGGACATTTAATTACTGGAGAAACTTACACCAACGTTAAGCAAATGCTACAGAGGTATAAGCCATACACTACAACTGCTTCTCAAGTTACTAAACCATTCCTTGATCACAATGTAGATTTCACTGGCAAAGTCATGGCAGTTGAGTTGATTTGTGAGTTGTACAAATACTATCGTGGTGGCATTCGTATTCGAATGATGAATAAGTCAACATCTGTTTTTGGTTCTGTTATATCCAATGGAGCGAGTGAGTATTTGTCAGCTGCAATTATGTCCTCAAATGGTACAAAAGAATTGTCTATGGAATGTCCTTACTATAGTCAGTCTTTGTTTATGCCAGTCCAAGATTCAACCGGCACTTATCTTATTGATGAATGGCGTTATGCCCCTTATGGTGTTACTGTTTTTTACTTCAAGGCGGTTGGAGATGATTTCTCTTTGCATTGGTTAACACCACCAAGACCTGGAGTCATGGAAGGTAACCAAACTCTTGCTACCCAAGGCTATGCTGGGTATGCTGCATGGGTGTGAATAATTATTATTCATTCCATAGTTCTTTGTTTCACGATTAGATCTTTAGATCGTGATTCTTTCATTTGAAATTGAAAACTGATGTTTCTACACATCTATTTTCGCAACACTTTTATATTCTGTGTAAGCCGGTATTTGATCGTACCCTGGCAAATGAGTCTATGATTTCACTCTTTGTCATATTTGTAAGTTAAAAATCTTGAAATTTTTGTTGGTATTAAATGCACATTAGTTACGGTCACTAATGATGTGTAGACGTAGGCCTAAGCCACGTTCCATTTAGCG